CCAGGAATATATTTTGAAAAAGATGGAAATGAAATGAAAGATTTGCAAGACACAAAGCAAATCGGCGCAGAAGCAAAGGATATGACTCACGCAGTCAAAATGTTAAATTATGCAAACAAAAACACACTACTTGTTCTTATCTCCCAACAAAGAAATCAGTTTGGGTCAATGCATGCTTCACACATCCCAACAGGAGGAATGGCAGTTAAATTTTTCTCTAGTACCGTTATCAAACTCTGGTCTTCAGAAGCTGAAGCTAATGCTATCAAAGCTGGCGTTCAAGTCGGGGACAAAATTATTGAACAGCGTGTCGGGAGACCAGTCAATTGGATTATTGATTACAACAAGCTCGGCCCCCCTAACCTTTCAGGACAATACGATTTTTACTACCAAGGAGAGTCTTTAGGAGTTGATCGTATTGGTGAAACGCTAGATGTTGCAGAAATGTACGGTTTAGTAGAAAAAGGCGGAGCATGGTACACAATTAATAAAGAGCGTTTTCAGGGCAGAGCTAAAGCAATAGCATACCTTAGAGATAACCCAAAAGTTGCTGGCGCCTTGATTGAGGAAATTAATGCCAAATCTTAACGAGTTTATTAATAAACCACAGGTAGTTGTTAAACAAAACTTAGAGTCTATCCATGGAGTAAAACCATGTTCTAAGTGTGATAAGAATGCAGAAGAATCTTTTTGGGATCCAGATTCTATGGTCCTTGCATGGGAATGTCCTGATGGACATGAAAACGAAGTTAGGGTGGGGTAGATTGAATACGGACTTCAGCTCTATAAAAAAAATTGTAGTGGCTCCACAAATTGTAATATATAAAAACATATTTAAAAACAGCAAAGAAATAATTGATTTGTTGCAGGACAGTAGAGAAATTTCTTTCTTTAATGAATGGAGAGGCTGGTATGGTCAAGGATTTAGAAGAGACGCAGACTTTAGTCTTTTAGATACTATAGATCCTGGAACCAATACATTTCTCAATCTAGAAAAAGAATACATACTAGAAATAAATGAATGTATGAATTTTATTAGAAAAGACTATCTTAATGAGTTTGGAAAAGAAAATGGAATATGGCCCTTATTTATAAAAGATTGGGAATTGTTAAAAGATACAAACAAAAAATACTGGATTGATTTTTTTAGATATGACGTAGGTTTTCAAGGAAAGGTAAACCCTTCTGGATTAATCATGGAATACCATGTAGACGAATTGCCAGTACCTGGGGAAACAAAAACAAAGAGGCACGTTGCTACTGTTAATTTTTATTTAAATAATAATTATGACGGAGGGGAAATTTGTGTATACGATTCTATATCAAATAACACATACATGTATAAGCCTATGCCTGGAGATGCCGTTATAATGCCGTCAACAGAACCATTTTATCACGGAGTAAAACCATTTAGTAAATCAGATAGGTATTTTTTAAGAGCGTTTATTGATTCTGATGTTAAAGACGAAATCGAGTGGAAAAAACAATACGACATAACACTTGGACAAGACAATTTAAATAATGTTAATACAGAAGAATCTTATGTAGAAAAAGATTTACAAACCATAAAGCTGTCTATCCCATCTAACCTTATAGAAGTTAAAGGCTAGTAAATGTCTGAAAGAGCCGAAGTAAAAAGAGATAGTGCTAAAGCACAAAAAAATAGCGGGCGAGGAGATTACCAAAAAGGTGATGCTCAGTGGAATCAATTTTTAGTTGATTATAAGGAGGCGGGATCTACATTTACATTGAATAAAGAAGTTTGGTCTAAGATCTGTACAGATACATTTAAAGTAAATAGAGATATGCACCCAGCCTTAAAAATTATTATAGGTAAAGAAAGCAAAGTCCGACTTGGTATAATAGAGTGGGCAATTTTAGAAGAATTAATTAAATGCTGGGAGGATAATAATGCATAGCGTAGATGTTTATATAGATGACACATCTTTCCCAACAGCAAAAATTAGACCACTAGAGCTTCAAAGAGACTGGATGCATTCATATGTTTATAATTGCCATCCAATAGCAATGGCAAATACTTTAGGATACGGTATTTATTTTGAACACGACATATCTTTTATTTGGGATGGCTCTAAACACGACGGAGCAGTTGGCATTATTGGTAAAGAAAATATTTGGGTCGGTAGAGGAGAGGGAACAGTAAGTTTTACCACCAATTTAATATTTAAAACCGATGAAAATACTAGTATGCTCACAATGCCAGTTCCAAATGAGTATCTGGACGGAGCACAAGTTTTAAGTACAATATTGTCTACATCAGTATTTACTGGTACATTTACTATTGTTTGGAAACTTGATACTCCCAATAAAGAATATTTTGTGCCAGCTGGAACAAATATAGCATGCGTACTTCCAATATCAATTGGATCGATACAGGGCTCAAGCTTTAATATTAAAAATTCTAAGTGGCCATTTGAAAAAATTCAAGATAGTGAAGAATATATGAGTTATTTAAAAGAAAAAAATTCTGAAGGTATTAGGCCCAGGATGTATAAAAGGGGAATTGATCATACAGGCAAAACAATAGGAAAACATGAAGTAGATAAAATAAGGCTAAACGTAAACTATGAAAAGGATAATAAGTAATGGAAATGTTTTTGCTTAGCGGTATAGCAATAGGATTTTTAGTTGGCTACCCATTAGGTTTATTTATAGACAAATTAGATAAGAGGATTAAAAAATGACAGAGGACAAGAATACACTTGAACTCATTAGTAATATAACTGAGTTTAATGATCTGCATGAGTTTATGCAGGATGAGCACTTAGACAAGGCTCTGGCTATTGTTGTAAAGCTTTTGCTGAATCCAGATGTTCCTTCTGCAAAAGCCCCGCATTTAATTATGGAGCTTCAGGCCATGTCTACTAAATTTGCGGTACTTGCTTCAGTATATTCAACAATTGCTAAAGACAAAGCTGGCACAGTAAACAACAACAAGAAAAATATTTACTATTCAGTAAAAGAGTCCATCGACAAACTTGTAGATGCACTTAAATACGTAGTTAGATATAACTCATGAAAAACAGAATAATCATATCGTTATTTGTAGCAGTTTCTTTTGCATTTACGATACAAGCGTTTGTAGTAAAGCCTTCTTGCATAAATCTATATGTAGACTATGGATCTCTTACCAAACAAAATAAATTTAACGAATGCATAGAGCAAGACAATATAAATGCATTAGATTTTATAAAACAATCTGGATACAGTACAGAGGGAACCGTTAAATACGGAGATGCAGTATTATGTAGGTTAAACAATCTTCCTTCAAGCAAAGAGGAATCTTGTAGTGAGATGCCTCCTGAAGATGCATACTGGGCAGTAATTATAAAAAAGAAGCAGGTTCTTCTTTTCCCAAGAAATGAGTGGGGCTGGGCAGAAAAAGCAATTAATGAAACAACCTTGTACGCTGGTGACAGTATAGGGTTGGTTTTTTCAAGTGATGGGGAATTGAGATGGCCTTAAATTTATTGGATAAGCCAAATAAAACAAAAAACAAAATATCTATAGAGTATGCAATTCAGCTAGCAGTTACGTTATTCATAATGTATATTGTTAATAAAATTGGAATTGATATTTGGAGAGCGATAAAGGGACACTGATGGTAATACTAAGTAAGATTTATACCAAAACAGGTGATGATGGCCAAACGTCTAATGCCAACAACGATAGAGTTTCTAAGACTAGCCCTATCATGGAAGCCATCGGCGCCGTAGATGAGGCTAACTCTGCTATTGGAATGGCAATCGATGAATATAATGACGTTATCGAAAGAGTTCAAAGCGACCTATTTGACCTTGGCGCAGAGCTTGCAGGTGCCGAAACAATAAAAATATCTGAAAACAGGATTATATATTTAGAGAATGTAATTGATGACTATAATGAATACCTAGAGCCACTTAGATCTTTTGTTTTGCCTACTGGAGCATTGCATAATGCAAGAACTATCGTTAGAAGAGCAGAGCGTGAAGTTTGGAAAATAGAAAATATTAATCCAAACATTGCTAAATATTTAAATCGTCTATCAGACCTACTGTTTGTTATGGCTAGATATCACAACAAAGGAAAAGAAAAAATGTGGGTGCCAAACAATGGGTAGAGATATAGTAAAGAACCTTAAATTTAAAAAGCATGTTGGGAATTTCTTTGACCCAGAAAAGTTTGCCCAGCTTCTTGACGAATCTTATAGAAATACAAAACGTCCAGATGGAGACACCACAAAGAAGTCTTTTAGCCCAAGCTTACTAGGTTACGGGCATGGTACATGTCCAAGATACTGGTATATGGCATTTACTGGGGCTGTCTTTATTGATGAGAATGATGCTGTTGCTGTGGCAAACATGGCCCAGGGCACACAGGCTCATGAAAGACTACAGAGTCTTATTAAGACTATGCCTGAGTGGAAAGCGGAAGAAGAAGAGATCGTAAATGAGTATCCCCCTATTAGAGGCTTTATAGATTTAATTATGGAGTATGATGGCGAGACGGTTATCGGTGAAATCAAAACAGCCAAGCAAGAAGTTTGGGATACAAGGCAAGCTGAAATGAAATCTTCTCCTAATCATATGCTTCAGCTACTAACATATATGAAGCTAAAGAATGCCAAAGAAGGTTTCTTCTTGTATGAAAATAAGAATACTCAAGAGATATTAATAATCCCAATTTCTATGAATGATAAAAACAAGAAAATAATTGAGGATGCATTTCAATGGATGAGAGATGTTTGGGATAATTTTAAAGAAGGAGATTTGCCAAAACGTCCTGAAGGCGCAACCAAATATAAACTTCCTTGCACATATTGTCCAGTAAAGAAAGAATGCTGGGCAAAAGGATCTAATCCTGGAACAGTTGAAATTGATTTAATGAGAGTTGCTAAACAATGAAATGTTTTAGTATTGAATGTGCTAAAGATTTTAACCCTAAGACACATAATCAAAAGTATTGTTCTGACGAATGCTGCAGTGTTGCAACCAATAAAAGAATTATGCAAAAATATTACGAAAAAAAAGCTATTAAGAATGGCGCTCCAAGAAAATGCAAGGGATGTCCAGGATTTTTAAGCAGATACAATACAGAAATGTATTGCTCGAAATGCATAAAATCTAAACGCTTTAAAGATAAAAAATATTTAATGGGTATAATAGATGACATTGGCTAGTTTAGTAAAGACTAGAGCATCTAAAGTGCTTGGTATTGATGCATCTACAAACTCAATAGCTTTTTGCCTTATGGAAAATGACGTGCCATTAAAGTGGGGCAAAATTAACCTATCTGGAAATGATATTTATGAAAAAATTTACGATGCAAAAATTAAGATGAGTGTAATGTTAGATGAATTGCAAGCAGATTATATCGCAGTTGAAGGAGCAGTTTTAGTTAGATCAGCAGATGCTGTTATAAAACTATCTTATGTGTACGGGGTTGTTATTGCAGAGCTTATGTCAACTGGAGCTAAGGTTATAACAATTGCTCCAACTTCATGGCAGGCCTATATTGGTAATAAGAATCCTACTAAAGAAGAAAAATCGGCAATAAGATTATCTAATCCAGGATATGCAGACTCATGGTATAAAAATCAATTAAGGAATATGAGAAAGCAAAGAACGGCGGATTACTTTAATAATAAGTACAGCCTGTCAATATCAGATTTTGATGTAGCAGATTCATTTGGAATTGCCCATTACGCTAATAAGGTCCTGACGCAACGATGAAACTTTATCAAAATAAAGACTGGCTTTATAATAGATATAATATTCAGAAAAAGACTATTGTAGAAATATCTAGGGAATGTGGTGTATCAGCCATGACTATACAGAGATATATAGAAAAATTTGGTATAAAACCTAGGCGTTAATTGACATTTTGGTTGACTAGAAGTATAATCATTTAATGACAGAAATAGAGCCATCCATCCACTTTGACAAAATGAATAAAGTTGTTTCAGAGTTGTTAAAGGGTAATTCAGCTACACAAATTGCCACCATAACTGGTATGAACAGAAAAGATGTTTTAGAGTATATTGATGAGTGGAAGTCTGTGGTCCACAATGATACTAATGTTAGAGAACGTGCTAGAGAAGCCCTTCTTGGAGCAGACCAACACTATGATATATTAATTAAAGAGGCATGGAAAACAGTAGAGGATGCAGACACTCAAGGCCAACTTAACGTAAAGTCTGGAACATTAAAACTAATTGCAGACATAGAAGGCAAAAGAATCGCAATGTTGCAGTCAGTAGGAGTTCTTGAAAATAATGAAATTGCATCGCAAATATTAGAAAATGAAAAAAAGCAAGATATGCTAGTTGGCATATTAAAAGAAGTTACATCTAGCTGCAATCACTGTAAAGTAGAAGTTGCTAAAAGATTGTCTCAGATTACTGGAATCGTAGAGCCTATTATAATATCTCAAGAGGCTTAAATGTCATTTGATTTTTCAGAGTTCATAGACATATTAGATGGAGACGAGTTTGAGCAAAAGCCAGTAGACCTACGGACTTTTGTAACAAGCCCAGATTACTTGGGACTACCACCACTTTCAGAAAATCAATATACGCTTATTGAAAAAAGTTCTCAAATATACAAAGAGTCTACTCTCATTAAGCTTTATGGAGAAGAATTAGGCAAACATGTGTTTAATCAAACATGTGTTGAGGTTATTGCTCAGTTGGGTAAAGGCTCTGGAAAAGATTACTCGTCAACAATTTCTGTAGCTTACATTGTTTATTTGTTATTGTGTCTTAAAGATCCAGCGGCATATTATGGAAAGCCGCCAAAAGATGCCATAGACATATTAAATATTGCTATTAACGCACAGCAGGCTAATAATGTTTTTTTTAAAGGATTTAAAATGAGAATTGAAAACTCTCCTTGGTTTGCTGGTAAATATACAGACAAAGCTTCAGAAATTAAATTTGATAAATCTATAACAGTTCATTCTGGACACTCAGAAAGAGAAGCCTGGGAAGGATATAACGTTATGGTAGTAATTCTAGACGAAATATCTGGATTTGCAACAGAAAATACTAGCGGTCATGATCAGGCTAAAACAGCCGATGCAATATATGACATGTATAGAGCATCAGTTGACTCACGTTTTCCAGATGTGGGCAAGGTGATCCTGCTTTCTTTTCCTAGATTTAAAAATGATCCAATACAAAAATTTTATGAATCAGTCATAGCGGAAAAAGAAACAATTGTTAGGACAGAGATATTAAAATTAGATCAAGACTTGCCAAACGGCACAGAAGGCAATGAGTTTGAGGTAGCCTGGGAGGAAGATCATATAGTTTCTTATGTTTACCCCAGAGTATTTGCACTCAAAAGACCAACATGGGAAGTAAATCCAACAAAAAAAATAACAGACTTTACTGTTGCTTTTCATAAAAATGCACCAGATGCACTTGGCAGATTTGCCTGTATGCCATCAGACGCCGTAGATGCATTTTTTAAATCTAGAGAAAAAATTGAAAAGGCTTTTAACCAAGCAGGTCTAGCCGTAGATAAATTTGGAAGACTTGAAGATTGGTTTAAGCCAGACCTAGAAAAAGATTATTTTATACACGTAGACTTAGCTCAAAAGCACGATCATTGTGCGGTTGCAATGGGCCATGTAAGTAAATGGGTTGACATAAAGGTAACAGATACATACTCCCAACCAGCTCCAATTGTAAACATTGATGCGGTTAGATTTTGGACTCCAACTCCAGACAAATCAGTAGATTTTACAGAAGTAAAAGACTACATATTGTCTTTAAGAACAAGAGGGTTTAATATAAAAACTTGCACATTTGATAGATGGAATTCCCACGACATGATGCAACAATTAAAAAAATACGGTATTAATACCGAAATTCTTTCAGTATCTAAAAAACACTATGACGATATGGCAATGGTTGTTTTAGAAGAAAGATTATCTGGCCCACATATACCACTACTAATAGACGAATTACTTCAATTAAGAATTATGAGAGATAAAGTTGACCACCCAAGAAAAGGATCAAAGGATTTGGCAGATGCTGTATGCGGAGCAGTATATAATTCAATTAGTAGAACTAGAATGCGTAGAGACGAAGAAATAAAAATTCATGACTATGATTCTATGAGTTACGACAATGACTTTGGAGTCAGTGATGGCGAAGTTGAAAACGTATACAACATGATTAGGGCACCAAGGATGCCTGAAAGTTTAGCAAGATCAATAGAAAATATGGAGATAATATGAGCGAGTACCAAGAAAGAGCCAAGGAATGTAAATGTTGCACAAAGCACGTACCACTTCCTACAACACTAAAAAAATATAATAAAGTTATTTTATGTCCAACAACATACGATAATGTAATTGAATATAAAAGAATATGGGAGTCATACGGTTCGAGGCCAGCTGGCAATATAAGAAAACATTTTTCTGAATATGTACAGCAAATAGTAGAGTCTGTTATTGACAGCCAGCATTAATATAGTACAATTGAATTAAGGCGCCAGTAGCTTAGTTGGTTAAAGCCCCGAACTCATAATTCGGTAATCGTAGGTTCGAGTCCTACCTGTCGCACAAAAGCCTCTCTAGCTCAGTGGTAGAGCAACGCACTTGTAATGCGTAGGTCGTCAGTTCAATCCTGACGGGGGGCTCCAAATTTGCTAACACTAGCAATTTTATAACAGAAAATGGTATACTGATATTATGAAACAATTAATTAAATCTTTACAATCATTCCAATCTAATTCTGTAGTATTTATGAATTTGGTAAAAGGTTTTTATCTTAATACAGAATCTGTACTGATGAGACAATCACAAATTGTCTACAAAGAAATGTATCTCACTGCCGACGAAATTTTGATGGAAACATCATTATGGTTAAGAAGGCTTGGAGCGGAAGCACCATATACATTAGAAGAATTTTCATATCACCAAACTCTTGGCAATGTGAAGCCAGATACGTACTGTGGGGTTGAAATGGCAACGCATTTGGTTCCAATTAATAAAAAAGTCATTGAAGAGTTAAAGGTTTTATCAGAACTTGCTATGATACAAAAACAATTCTCATTGCTTGAACATTTAAATTTAGCAACTAAAAAACATATGGAATGGAATTGGTTCTTAGAATCAAGCCTTAAGTTGCCGCCAAATCCATGGAAATCATTAAAGGACTAACGTAATATTCTATGGAATTTCAAAGAGATATTGTAGCTGCAGATGAATTTGGGATACAAAATTTCCCTGGAGTAATGTATCAAATACTGCATCATGCAGCTAAAGACTCGGCGAATTATGCTATAGAAAAAATGCAAGAAGCAATGATGTTTTCGAATAGAGAACACTTAAGAAAATATTGTTGTAATTTAATAAAAAACAAAAGCGAAGCGGTTGTAGTAGAATTTGGAGTTTGGTCTGGTAATTCAATTAATTATTTTGCAAAGGAGTTACCTAAAGCTTCCGTGTTTGGTTTCGATTCTTTCCTAGGACTTGACAAAGATTGGTCTGGCTGGAATTTGGCTAAAGGTATGTTTAATTTAAATGGAAAAAGTCCATCGGTTAAAAAAAATGTTACTATTTACAATGGCTTATACAAAGATACTGTCCCAGAATTTTTTAAAAACAATAATTTTAAAGAAGGAATAGATTTAATTCACATGGACTCAGACATGTATGACCCAACCATTGACGCATTAAGCAATTTAAATGACTTAATTCGGGAAAACACAATAATTATATTCGATGAGTACTTTGGTTATCCAAATTGGAGAAATCACGAATATAAAGCTTTTCAAGAATTTGTTTTACAAAATTCAATAAACTATAAGTATATAGCTTATTCAGAACACGCAGTAGCTGTAAAAATATTAAAGTAAAGGCCCAGCAATGAAAAAAAATACTTCAATTAATGGTTTATGTTTTGACGACATATTATTGATTCCTCATGATTCATCTCCAGTAATAAGCAGATCGCACATAGATCTGACCACAAAAATTGGCAACCCAAACAATCCAGATGCAATATTAAATCTTAATGGCCCTATTATTTCTGCTCCAATGGATTCCATATCTTCTTATGAAATGCTTTATGCACTTAATAAATCTGGATCAATTGGAATGACATGTAGGTCAGAAAATTTAGACATAAAGTTAAAAAAATCCTGTGATATAAACAAAAATACAATTGGAATAACAATAACTACTGCAGATATTTATGACTGCAAAACAATAGATATAATTGTTTCTAAAGGAATTAAGATTATTTTATTAGATGTTGCAAATGGACATTTAAAGTTAGCAGCAGATTGTGTATCTGATTTAAGATCAATGGTGCCATCTAGCACACATATAATGTGTGGAAATGTAGCGTCGTACGGTGCATACAAAATGCTAATGGATGCTGGAGCTGATTCTGTACGTGTAGGAATAGGAGGAGGCGCAGCCTGCACTACAAGGCTTGTAACGGGCTTTGGGGCGCCAACGCTAGCCTCTATAATGAATATTTATGAACATGTAAAAAATGATTATGTAAATGGAATAGTTGCAGATGGCGGTATTAAAAATTCTGGCGATATAGTAAAGGCTTTGGGTGCTGGTGCAAGTGCTGTTATGCTAGGATCGATGCTTGCTGGACATAACGAATGCGAATCCATAGACGGGAAATATTATCTTAGTGGATTGGCATCAAGGGAATATATATTAAAAGAAAAAGGGATAGAGGATGTAAAAAATCCTATAATAAGCTTTGAAGGGGTTACTGGTGAAGTAAATCCTAAAGGCCCAGCATTAGAAGGCATATACAATATATTGAATAATATAAGAAGCGCATTTACATATTCAGGTGCGCCTAATATAAAAGAATTTCAAAGTAATTTGGAGTATATAGAGGTTTCCCCATCTTCTGCTAGAGAGTCTGGTAGTAGGGTTTAGTAGTATAATAGTATTCTGCACCCCTTCATCGGGGAGTCGCAGATTTGTCGGAGGAGACAGCGACGTTAAATATCTGACATAGTCCTGAGCATGACTTTTTAAAAACTGCTCTTTATTTTAAAGGAGAAAAATGGAACACGTTAGGCTGACGGAGGATATCTGGTATTATAAAAATGTAGATGAAAATATCTCTATATTGTTAAAAAAAATACAAGAACAAAACAATTGGTTTGAATATACAAATGGTTTAAATCCAGATGGTACAGAATGCCATAGTGGAATTAAAGGCGCCGCTGTGATTGTTTGGCCAAATATGAGTCATTATTATGACGTCATGGCTATATTTAAAAATGTATTTGAAGATTATGTTGAAAAAAATAAAGAAAGGCTTTCTTTAAATATTACATCGCCAATTGAGAATAATATAGATATAAATTGGATGCCAGAACGTACTTGGGTAGATCAAAAAAATATGGTTGTGCGTAAATATACAGAAGGGTCATTTATGTTTGCACATAATGATGGTGGAGTTGGCCTTGAGCCAGCGTTTACAGCACTTCTATGGTTTAACGAAAATTTTGATGGCGGCGAATTAGAATTTCCTGATTTAAATTTAATTGTAAAGCCAGAAACGGCTTCGGTATTAATATTCCCTAGTAATTTAGAGCATGGTGTTAAAACTCTTATTTCAGGTGAAAGATTTGTAACTTCTGCATATCTATATGAAAATCCCGTGGAGTAAAACATGTTTGAATATTATGTAAAAAAAGTAAGCAAGGTTGTTGATGGAGATACTATTGATGTGGACATAGACCTTGGCTTTGACATTTCCTTTAGCTCAAGAGTTAGATTAGCTGGAATTGATACCCCCGAAAGTCGTACTACAGATAAAATAGAAAAAGCTTTAGGCCTTGAGTCTAAAGAGTACTTAAAAAAAGCAATTGATGCATCTAAAACCGTTGTAATTAAAACAGAAAAAATGGACTCATCTGAAAAATACGGAAGAATTCTTGGGTGGGTATTTTTAGATGGATCAGAAATTTCAATAAATCAAAAAATGATTAACGACGGATATGCCTGGGGGTATCTAGGAGACACTAAGGTTAAAGACTTCGAGGCATTATCTAAAGCCAGGTCTAAATCTAAAAAATAACATGAAGTCCTTATATATAACAGGAGATTCACACGCTGGCAAAATGTCTAAGGTACTATTTGACAATATGTATAAAAAATATGCGCCAAGCGAAAAGTTTATAAATGTGAATCCAAAGGATTATACTCGCAGAAATTTTAACATATGCGAGGAAGTTGTTGATCATATAGATGCAAATGGCAATAACGATTTTCATGTAATTTCCTATAGCCTAGCATCTATAGAATCTGAAGACAAAAGTATTAGCATAGCAAGCACACCAGGAAGATCTGCATTAAATCTAGATTATGATTTTTATGATTATACTTCTCAATGGGACAGTAAAGATAGTGTTGTTATGCCATGGTACGGATATATAGATATAAAAAACTGGCTTCCTCAAACCAATCTAAATAATTATAAAAACACCGAACAAGTTGTTGATGCGTATGTAGAAAAAACTATTAAAAAGTTTAAAAAGTCTAAAATAGTATTTATAAACCCTA